CCGGCAAGGATGGAGTGCCAGTAACAATACTGCGTGGCGGAAAATTGCTCATAGTGACAAAACTTGCGGGCAACGACCACACCCCGAGCCCGTATTCATCGGTCTTTATCCGCACATCCCAGATATAGGCTGTTGATTCCTCTACCACTCCCAACGGCAATACATAGCTTTCTATGTTTATGGCCACCTCTCCCGAGTCGTGAACCACAACGCTGTCGCTGTTCCGGGTGACGCGCCATTGATTGGCGGTGTGCTCAAGAATGGTATTTATGGGCTCTATCTCTAGCGTCGGCCTACCTGTTACATCGGTTTCCCCATCCAGCGGTGAGGCAACAACCGGCACCGGCGCAGCAATCGTTGTAAAACTTGCAGACAACGACCACGGGCCAAGCCCGTATTCAGTGGTCTTTATTCGAACGTCCCACTCATAGATCGTGGATTCTTCCAGAATGCCAGCCGGCAGCGTATAGCTATTCAGGCTTGCGCTTACCTCTCCCGAGTCGTGAACCACCGTGCCGTCATTGCTCCGGGTGACGCGCCATTGACTGGCGGTGTGCTCAAAAACGCCGTCAATCGGTTCCACATTCAGTGTGGGTGTGGGGTTTACATCGGTTTCGCCATCCAGCGGTGACACGCTCTCAGCTAGGGGCGCGGCAATCATTGTTACGCTGATCTCGCTCCAATCCTGCTCACCAAAAAACTGGCCAATGTGTCTGGCGCGCAGTGTGTAGGTGGCCTCCGGGCCAAACAGCGTGTTCGGTGGCGTAATGGCGGTCAGGTTGGTTTCGTCTTCTAGCGATTGCCAGACAACCGCGCCTTGAGCGTTCACGATTTGCCAACTGGTGGCGGCGTGTTCGTCCGTTAGATTGGGGCTGTAGGCTGTAATCTGAATCGCGCTGCCGGGAGTCCAGTCTGTTTCACCGTCTACCGGATCAATGAAGTCAGGCGGATCGGCGCGATAATCCGCGATCACCACCTGCACAATGGGCGACCAGTCGCTGGAAAACCCGCCGCTTTCGTAGCGCACTCGAATCCACACGGTTTGCAGTGGCTCAGGCAAGGGCAGCGGCCAGGTATAAAGGTCGCCTTCGGTTATCTCGGCGTCGGCGTAAATCGTTGCAAAGTCGGACTCCACGCTAGACTGCCACACCGACTTGCTGATCGCTCCGGTGAATCGTGGGCCGGTTTGGTATTCGCTGGACGTGACCTCGCCAAAGAACCCCTCTTCCCCATCTGCCGGGTTGGTGATGCTGGGCGCAACGATATAGGTTGTGTCGCGGGGTATGCGCTGCCAGGCAATGCTTTCACCGGGTACGGCCGTCTCGGCTTGCGGCAAGTCCATGGCGAGCATCCAGTAGTCGCCGTTATGAAAAGCAATCATTGGGCGCGTGACAGCCCCTGACAGCGCTTCGTAGTAAACAATGCCCGTATTCAGCGGGCTCATCACCAGCAGCCAATGATCTGTGTCACTAGGCGCTATATCGGTGCATTCAAGCACGTTGACGTAGAGGCCGCCACTCCACGCCACAAACGCCATCGGGGTATACAGTTCTCTGGTGTCATAGCTGCCTCGGAAGATCGGCTGCAAGCTGCCATCGGATAGCGGGTTGTTACCGGTAACCGTCTCCAGTATCTGCCTCACCTGCCCTAAAGTGGCCGCTTGGTTGTTTTCGGCAGCGGGGGCAATCTGAACGGTCTGGCTGAATCCGCGACTAACGCCGTTGTTGATTGGATTGGGCAGTAATTCAAATGCTCTGGCTATGGCCTCGAACGTCTGCGTAATGGGCTGTGACCGTGCCGTACCACCGGGCAGTATGTTGGCGGCGTAGCGGAAATAATCGTTACTCATCGCTTCAAGCCTCGAATGCTGTAGTGCAGGACCACGCCGTTAAGCGTGAACGGCTGTGTGTCTACGCCCTCGCTGTAAATAACCAGCGCCATAGATCGGCCAGAGCCGGTGATGTCGGCGTAGGCTTCGGAAAGCAGCTGTCCATCCCACACAAACGACCCCCAGTCGTCCACGTTCCACACGCCACCGGCTTCGGCCAGGCCCTGTAAGTCGGTGACCACCATGCGGCCCGTATCAGACACGACAGCGGCGGCCACGTCGGCATGACCAAAGTTAAAGATGGGTTGCAGCTTGATGGTTTGCAGGCCAAGGGTGGTGATGTCGATTACCGCCTTGCGCCAGCGCTTTTGTGTGGTGGGGCTCTTAGCGATGTGGAAATTTAACCGCAGGCTGGCCGGGATGGGCTGGCCATCGAAACTTTCACCTTTATCCAGGCGGTACACGAAACCGTTGTCGCTGCCGATTACCGCCATTTGCCGGCCGTCTACTTCGCCGTGGTGGGCGCATGACGGGATGAACGGGTAGTTTGCCAAGCCAAAGCCCAGCATACCTTCACCGCCCATCGTCAAGATCAGGCAGCGCCCTTTCTCGTCAAGCAAGCGGTATTGATTGCGGTCGCGAAGCAAAAGACTGGCCACCGTGCTGTAGCGCATATCTTCAATGAGGGGGCGCACGATTTCGGAAAGCGTGCCGGTGGTGAAATTGCCGTAGGCTTGAACGGCGGAAAGACTGCGCAGCCCTATATCGTCCACAAACAGCGGCTCGCGCAACGTCTGCACGGTAAAAGGCAGCGCCCCCGCCGCGTCCGCTTGATTGCCCAGTGATTGCTGCTGCCAGTCTGCCGCACTGCTGCCGTATAAAAGTCGGATTGTGTTGCGCCCAAAAATGGCCAGCGCATCGCCTTTTACGCCCGCCAGTGCCGTCACCTCATCGCCCTGCGCTACCTCCCCGGCGCCTCCTGTAGCTGCATCCCAGTTAGTGGGGTCGCCAATGCCAGAATGCTGCACGCTTCCCCCCGGGTAGCTCACGAACAGGTGCGATTTGTGCGCGGCAATGTGCTGAGGCATTACGCTGGTGACACCGGTATTCAGCTCGGTCAGCGTCTCGCCTTTTAACTCGAACGGCTTATTCACGCCATCCACGCCATACAGCGCCATGTCGTTTACATTGCCGGTGAAATTGTAAAGCGTAAACTCATAGCGGCCACCACCAGCCCGACCAGGCGTAGTAACGGCCTCCCATCCAGTATCGGTGCTCTTGTGAAGTACCGACTGCGCGCTCTCATCGTCTCGAAACGCCCACACGCGACCGTCATACACGGCCACGCCGCGAACAGGGCCAACGCCAGGCACTTGTTCAATCACGGCTCTACGGGCATCCGCTGAGCCTTTGTAACTGGCCTCGGCAGGTGACGCTTGCCCATCAAGGCGCTCAAAACCGGCAGTGCGGGTATAGCCTCCTGTGGTTGCTACTTCAAAGTTAATCATCAAGGCCGCGCCGCCGGGGTCGGCTTGCAGCATTGGTGAGCGCAAATCTAGCCCGCCTCGCAGGGGGAAGTAGTCAACGCGAACGCTCATGCGAGCGGCCCCGCTGATGCCACGCTTGGCAACTCGCTACGCACTATCTGCTGCATGATGCGCTGGTCATTCATTTGCGCCTGTTGTGCAACCTCGGGCGCATTTTCATACATCGCGTATTGCAGCATGGCGCGGTACACGATCGCCATGTGATAGCGTTCAGGCAGCCGCGGCACATCGGCGTCATTGACCAGCATCTGTGGGGTGCGCCAATACTCAAACGTCAGGGCGTCATTGGCTTTTGGTGATGCGTTCAGGTGCAGAACTACGTCCGGCGCGATAGCCACGCGGGCAAATCTATCTGCGCCAGATTCAAGTTCGGACCAGGGCACAACCTCAATCCGATCATTTCCAAACCGCAACGTGTCGTCCGCCCATACGTCAAAATCAGCCGGCAACGAATACTCGGTGTCTGTTGCGTTTAGGGCAATGGTGCCTTGGGACCAGTCAAACCGGTATCTGCGCTCGGTATCAAGCTGTTGCCATGATGTGATAATCCAGCTCACGAGGCGCGCATACTCGCCAGACTGGCCAGCAACGCTGAGAGGGCCAGTTCCAGCAACGCCCACTTCCTGGCGCAATCGCTGGCAAAGCTCCAAGAAGGTCATCGATTAAACCTCGTCGGTGACTTCGCGAAGAATCTGGAACGGGTAGCTTTGGACTTCCGTCATGTTCATCT